GACAACCCCACCAACCCCACCAACCCCACCAACCCCACCAACCCCACCAACCCCACCAACCCCACCAATCCCACCAACCATTGAACAAATAGAAAACCAAAACCAAAATATTTGGGCATGGACAATTCCGTCTAATTTATTAGTATCGTAAATGTAAAGTATGAAATCCAGCCCTCGATGTCCGTATTGCAATAAGACCCTAATCGTACCATCGTGGGCGTTTTGTAATGATCCTGGATGTCGAGAAACTAATGCTAAAAAACACAATGAAAAAAATAAACAACAGCGGAAACTTGCCCGAAGATCCATCAAAAATGACTCGTAAACAACGGCGACAGTGGTATCATGATAATAAGAAACGATTCAATTTACCTCGATGGGGAGAATTAAAAAGTTTGGCAAATAATAACTAATGTATGCAACTAAAAACAATCATCTACACAACATCACGAGTCGTTTGGTTTAAAAATGAATTTGAGAAAATGTACGAGGTGATTCGCCGATCTCGCGGTGTTACTGTACATCCATTTAAAACAGTTTATTTCAAACTTCCTGAGAACGTACCAACACTTGAAAGGTCAAATGGTGGAGTATATGTTGATTGGGATTGGTTTAAAAAGAACCTACCGCACGGAGAAAATAACGCTGTATGTCTTCACATCACCAGACGAGAACGTGACGTAATCGGCATGAAGCACTCATCTCCAGGTAAAGCTCTTGGTGGAGTGTACGACAAAAACTCGAACGATGGAGTGTTTCGGTTTGTGGTTATTGCTGATCGTCGGTCACAAAGTTATGACGGAATGAGTACGTTTATGCGAATTTTTCTCCATGAACTGTCACACGGATTTGCTCATTGGAGAAACGTAATTGATTACACTCACTTGTGGGACGGGCTACTTAAAAATATCAGAGGAATATTTTTCCTTCATGATTTCTCAACCTGGAATGCCTTAATTGCTCAAATTAAAACTCTTACAAACAAAGTGAACTTTCTCAAGTCTCAAGTTACACAATTGCACCCTCCAGTTGACGCCGCATTTATGGATCAGATCTCACAACCTTTTGGTGTCCGTAATTCAATTTACCCCTTAACTGGTCACCACGTTGGAACTGACTTTAGAACTCCGGTTGGAGAAAATTGTCACGCTCTAACTGATGGTGAGGTTGTAAATGTAATTGAAAACCACCCAGTGCTAGGAAACGCTACATATTTCAAATACACCTGGCAGGGTCAGACGTACACATCAAGATACCTGCACCAGAGCAGAACAGGTACTCTAGGGCTCAAAAAACGTGGAGAGAATGTAGGTGTGACTGGGAACACTGGTATGTCAACTGGACCACATATTCACTTTGATACCTCCCGAGGTGATTTCAGTTTGTTTGGACTCAATAGTCGAAACTTCCGTAATAAATTTGTTGATCCAATGTCATTTAAATATGAAGGAGTCAGCAAGTAACACAATCCTCAACCAATACCTGAGAGAAACCAGGATGTACTGCTACTACGAATTAAAGGTCGCCAAGGCGGGTCGATTTAGTTTTGGCAATATTGAGACTAATCAAGATGAAGGATTACCCGCTCTAGCAAAAGAGGGGTTGGTCTGGAAACTGTCCGATGAAGATTCAAGACAGAAGCCTTGTGATGGTTTCTGCACCCCACCCCTACCTGCATTTCTGGTCGTGAAATTTAAGAATAAGTTTTATTTTATTTTGTACGAAGAGATAACTAGACTAAAAGATTCTGGTAAAAAATCTATTGACGAAAAAACTTGTGCAGAGTTATCCACCAAGTTACTCACAGTGTAGATGTTGACACCGACAGCGACATAGATTATACTGGCGAAGTAATACAAACATAATCAATTAAAAATGCCAGTCAAGAACACAAAGAAGGAACCAATGCACCGAGTCAATACTCGGATCCGTAACGAACAGGCTCAGTTTATTAAATCTGAGTCAAAGAAATCCAAGGGAGAGTTTGGAGAGGGTGATATCCACCGTCAACTGCTCGATCTTGGTATCACAGCTTACAAATCTAAGAAATAACTATGAGTAATATTTACGAAGAATACGCATTGCTAGATGCCCAAGAAGCCGTAATCAAAGCCAAGAAAGAACAACTGCGACCAGCTATTATTAAGATGATGGTTGAAAAAGGAGAGAAGAAAGTAGAAACCGGAGTTGGGAGTTTCAGTGTTGGAAAGCGAAAAGTTTGGGCTTACCCTGAATCAGTTACTGCCATCAATGACCAGTTCAAAGCCGCAAAAGCAAAAGCTGAATCAACTGGAGAAGCAACGTGTGAGGAGGTAGAACAATTACGATTTACAAAAGCAAGTCTGTAGTATGGCTCAGTCAAAAACCAGGCTTACCCTCATGCAGCGAATCAAAAAATCTTTGATTCCAGGATGGAAACGAAAAGAACTCCGGATCAAAAGTCGTGAGCATCGACGATGGGCTGAGGGATGGAAAAGAAATGCAACCTATAAAGGCCAACCATTAACTAGAAGTATGATCCGTCGAGTTGGATCAAGAATGGAAGCAAAAAAGAGAGGTTTAATCTAATAATTTAATTACAATGCCAACAAAAAAAGAAACCACTACAAAAGCAGTGGTCAAAAAGACAACTAAAAAAGTACCTGCCAAAAAAGCAGTTGCAAAAAAGCCAGCAGTAAAAAGAGTACCAAAGTCAAAAGTGACACTAGTATCATTTGAAGTGACTGCTGTGATTCCTACTCAACAGTACGGAAATATCCAACCAAGTATCACAGTTAACGCCCCGACTATCGAAGAAGCTCGAGCACATGTAATGCCAATGATTGAAGATATGTTCAAGCAGTATTCTGAAGTAAGGCCGGGATTCCTTGGTCGAGTGACAGCTACTGAGAAGGTGGTAAAGCCAATTATTGCTCCACAACCTGCTCCTGGCGCAACGCCGACACAACCAAACAAGCCGGTCACACCACCACCACCACCACCACCAGCACCAGCACCAGCACCAGCACCAGCACCAGCACCAGCACCAGCACCAGCACCAGCACCAGCACCAGCACCAGCACCAGCACCAGCATTTGAGAAGTCTGCACCGGTACAAAAAGCTGAGCGTGCTATTGAACTAGCAACAAGTCACGATGCGCTCGCTTTGATTGAGGCTCAAGTGAACAAATCAGTAAAAATTGACCCCGCTGACAAACCGATGTTACTTGTAAAAGTTGCTGACCGACGAAACGAATTACCCTTCTAGTTATGAGTTTGCTCAATTACACCACAAAAAAAGAGCCTTCAGACACAATCTCTGAGATTCAACAAATGCTTGTTGAATACGGAGTAAACGGTGTTTTGACTGAGTACGATGGTAGAGCAGTATCTTCAATGAGTTTCAAGATTAATATTGACGGCAATGACCGAATGTTCAAGATGCCTTGTAACTGGAGAGGTGTTCACGAAATCATGAAAAATGACCCCAAGTGTGGTCCAAAATTGAGAACTGAAGAACAGGCTATCAGAGTAGCTTGGCGAATTATAAAAAACTGGATTGAATCTCAATTAGCAATGGTAGAAGTAAACATGGTCACTGTGCCACAAGTATTTCTACCATATACCGTAATGCCAAATGGCCTTACTTTAACTGAAAATATTGAGAAAAATCCAACCTTATTGTTAAAACAAGTATAAAACTATGGCCGAAGAAATGACCGAAGTACGAACAAGCACTAGTAAATTAGTTGAAGAAGGAGTTAAAACCTTCAAAAGTCTTGAAAAAGCTTACGAAGAAACAGATGAAGAATTTACTTCAGATGTCTTAATTGGTTTTGTAGCCGGGTTCCAATCAGCTCTTGCTGCACTAGGATTAAGAAAAATACACGCAATAAAAACATCACTTGCTTTAAAAAGCATTCTCGAAGAAGTCTTTGAGGTTGAATGCGACTGCAAAAACTGCGTACATAATAGAAAAAAATAAAATGAAAGAATACACAAAATTAGATGCTATCGCTCCAGAAGATCTTGAAAAGATCCGAGAGTACGCAGAAGCAATGAACGAACTATTTGTTGTTAAAAATCGAGAGAGATACCTTCGTGCTCTTTTAGAGGACAGTGAAGAATTACGAGAGTCAATTTGGACTACTCAAGAAGGAGTTTCAAAAGCTATTGCCGACTTAGAAGATGACCACCTAAAAAACATTATTCCCTATATGAATAGGCAAGGTGTTAACAATGCAAGAATCCGTCGAGAGTATCAAAAGCGATTTGGAGTAACTCCAGAACTTGATGCTCCTCAAGTTATTGATGAGTTTGACGATTACTAAAACTGATGAAAAAAGAAACCGAAGTCACACTGCACCCCAATCTAATAAAGGCGATGAAAGCTTTCATTCCCGAATTTGGTAATAATGATGACCGGATTATCGCAATGGATTTGGCGAAGGTGCACAAAAAGATTTCGACTATTGACTGTAAACAGTTTCGGTTTTGGGAAAAAGAAAGGCAACTCACCAAACTAACTGCCAAAATGAAAGATATCCAACGAGAAGAACAAAGCTTAATCCGCCGCATTACTAGCCGTAACCTAGATTTCTAATATGGACCAAAAACTGATACTTCCCAAGCCTCATATTTCTTGGACGCAACTTGATATGTGGTTACGCAGCGAAGCCCGGTATCGTCGAGAATACTTCGACAGCGCGCACAAACTCGATACAAAATACCTACGGTTTGGCGGGGCATTTGCTACGATGCTCGAAGATATGGAGGTGATCTTTGCTCGGACAAACAACCGACAACTAGCAATTGAAGAGTTGGCACGAGAGTACCTAATGACTGAAAACATGAAAGCTGTGCTGATGGAGATTGAAATTGAAGGCATCAGTGAGTATGAAATCAAAACAAAAGTTATGGGTATTGTCCCGTGTTTCTCAAAGGTCGATAAATACAATCCCCGGCTCAACGTACTGCGCGAATACAAAACCGGGAAGATTCCGTGGACTCAGGCCAAAGTACAAAAGCACGATCAGTTGGTGTTTTACGCTACAATGCTAAAGTGGGAAGGTAAGCCAGTACCAGAATACTGTGACCTTGACTGGATTGAAACCAAAGAAACTGAGCAAGTGACAGAGGACTTTTGGCGGGAACAACCAAAAGTGCTCGATGTAACAGGAAGAATCTTGTCCTTCAGACGTGAGTTTGATGAACGAGAAATAGAGCGAATGGAGCAATTAATAGTCCAGGTAGCAACAGATATTTCTGCAGCGTACCAGGAACACATAAGCGATTTTTAAGTTATGACACCAGAACAAATGCAAGCTCGGTCCCAAGAAAAAGTAAACCAAGTAATGAGCCTGATGAAGACACTTAACATCCAAGCTGAGGCTCGAGAACACATTAACCGTGAAGGGTTTATTGAAAAAGTAGTATTTTGGGTAGACTCAGAAAATTACCCTCAAACACCTACTCCAGAAGTAACTGAAACCAAAGATGAACCTGATACGCAAGCTGCTTAATTTCCGGTCAGACAACAAGAAAAAATACCTTCTTGCTCTTGAGTACGGATTTGTGATCAGCCAAGTAGCTCAAGTGCAGGAGGTTGAAATAACCCCTGATCTGATTAAAAAAGCTGAAGCGATGATCGAAGGTGAATTTAGTCAAAAAGATCCCACCAGACTATCGGTTGAAATGTTGCCAAATGTAATGTCAGTATTCGAACTTGACATGACCAAGTGATATACTAAAGTCAGACGTTCACCAAAGGAGAGGAAAAATGGATGACCAACCAAACCTACCGCTTGATGAAAGGTTTCGCCAAGCGGAGCAATTTTCACTGGACTTGGAAATATCGAAACCACAACCGGCAACGGTCGTAACAGATTGGGAACGATGTCCCCACCATACGATTTTTGTTTCTGGTTGCAGATTCTGTGACCCGAAATGAGGTGCGCAAGATGTCACGCAGTCATTGCGTACAATCGTGAGTTTGAGCACAGACAAACACCTTTCTGCTCAATCTTTTGTCTCGGTATTCATTTTGGTCTGATCAATTCAGACGGTCAAATCATCATCGGAAGGAGGTGATCTAATATCTACTAGAAGCGTTACCCCAGCTCTGACGCTTCTTTTTATTTGATATACTTAATCACATAGAGAGGAAAGCCCTCTTGTCCTTTACACAATTCACACTCCGAAGAGAGTCCTGCATATGGGGCTCTTTTCAATTTAAAAATCTTTTGTTATATTTTAATTAATCGAAGGATTCTGAACACTGGAAAGTGTCTAGCATAACATCTATGTTTTGAGGTGTTTAGCGTGGTGAAGTCCTTTGATTGCTGTAGAGATGGACCAACGGCAGGTCGCAAGGCTCATAACCTTGAGGTAGATGTTCAACTCATCTTCTCTGCACAAATAAAAAAGCCCCCTATAGGGGCTCTTTTTAAAACTGAATATCTTCTCCTTCAAACAGTGTTGTTCGGGGAGGTTTCCCTGACCCCATCTGAATGATTTCCATTTCTTCGGGGCTGAGATAGCGCTCAAGCTTTCTCTGCAAAGCCGCGTCAATCTTGGCTGGGTTTGCGTACACGTTTGGTGGGGTGTCTGGAGCTGCTGGTAACCCCTGCATATTAGCTCGAGGTTTTGGTCCCATCTGAATCACAGCCATTTCTTGATCAGTGAGGTATGGCTCCAGTCGATTTTGGATTTCTCGCACTTTCCGTTGGTATTCTGGCCCTCCCATTGGTGGTGGAGCAGCCCTTCCAGCTTCCACAGCAGCGATATCTGCAGCTTCCTGCGCATTGTTGGTCATTCGCCCACTAGGAGTACCAAACAACGTCTGAGACTGATTTCTAGGGGCTTCTAGCTGCAACATAGGCGTTTCTCCCGCCTCAGTAATGAATTGTTCTAGTTTGCGAACAATTGTGGCCTCAGATGCTCCGTCTTTTGCAGCTTCTTCAATTAATTTCAAATCTTGAGCCAGTCTTTTTTCTAACTGTAGTGCGTCAAGCCGACCGTTCGTTTTCCCAGCTGTTCGGAGTAACGCCCCAGCAACTCCACGAGAAGTACCTAAAGTAGCAATGTTTAAAGCTTGCTCCATTAATCCTCCGACTCTTTCAGCAATTGAAGGATCTGCCATTTTAGCCTGGACCTTGTTCACCGCTTCAGCCCGATCGTTAATTAGTTTTCGAACTCGAATTAGATCTGAAATTCTTGCATCAGCTTCTTTTGCAATGTCATCACCAAACAAGTTTCGAGATGTTGATTTCAAACCAGCACGAGTATTCTCTGCTGTTTGTTTTGCCAAACCAGAAGAAAGTTTTCCTGATGGTAGGTATGCATTCAAATCTTGCCCGTGCAACCTCGACAAGTCGTTAATCTCTTTCACCGTCAAACCATCAACCTCAGCTTTTCGACGCAACTGCTGCATTGTGGCTAACCCTTCAAGATTGTTGGTCTTTGTATATTCTTTTTCCAACTGATCCATCGCCTGATTGACGTAATTGTTTTTTACTTTTTGTCCATTCACTTCAAATGTATGATCTAGATTTGAAAGAGGTCGGCGCAGTGGATTGGTTTCAAGTGCAGTGTCAAGAGATCCAGAAATGTCTGTGATTTTTTCATCAAGTCGTTGACTCAACTCAGCGTTAGTTCGAACACCATCAGTATCAATTTCTCGAAATGCTCGTTGTGCAACCTCTGCATCCCCCGTCTTACCTTGAAGCACTCGGCGAACAGCATCATCCGCTTCAGATTTTCGGCTTAACGCTCGCTGCGCTGGACTAAGTGCTTTTGTAACCAGTGGCGTAGCAGCCCCTAGAGCACCACCAGTCGCAGCCCCAATACTCCCCCCAACGGCTCCACCGGCCAGAATACTTCCTAACGTACTTTCGCGTTGAGTCATTTCTTCACCAGCACCATACGCAGCACCTGTGATGGCTCCTGTTCGACCTACTTGCATAGCTGCTTGCCTTGCGGTCGGTGTAGCAGCTCCACGGAACACTCCGCCAATTGTTTGAGCTCCACCCTTTGCTGCTCCTCCACCGTATAGATACGATCCGGTTTTTAAAGCTTCACCAGCAATTTGTTTTAATCCACCATCTTGAAACCCTCGCTGTTTTTCAATATCCATCCCAAGGATTCTTTGACCTCGACCAGAATCAGCAATTTCTTCGTACCCTGTTTTAATTGTCTTCCCAAATAAACCGAGTCGTCCCAAGGCTTCAGTCGTCCTCGCAGCAGGTTTTACAAGCAAGGTCTTTAGGGGATCTTTGATTATTGTTTCAAGAAACCCATCTTGTTCAGGAGCCGGTGCCGCAGCTGCTGGTGCAGGAGAACTAGCTCCAACTTGGTTGAATTGCAAAGTTTTTGGAGCGGTGCCAGTGTTACCTGGCGTTTTTCCAAAAGGGATTGTTTTTGGTCGTGTTTCCATAATAAATGTTTATTCAACTAATACCCACTGATTACCGTCTGATCGATACGTCGCACCATCAATATCCATAGTCGCACCAACTGCCGGAGCAGTCTCATTTTGCCCTGGTGTTGGAGTCCCTAAATATTGACCGCCTCCAGCTTGCACCCATCGGTTAATTGATTCTTTTGCCTTAGTTAATTCAGTTCTAAAATCTTCAGCGGATTGAGCTTGATCCAAACCAGCAAGAGCTGATTCAAGAAGGTTCAATTCAATGTTGGATACGTTACCAAGAGCACCTCCAGTTTTTGAGGCTTCACGCATGGCTGTGAGTTCGTTAAAGGCGATAGATGATTTAAGAGTATCTAGTCGAGTTCTAAAGTTGAGAGCATCTGTGCTTGGTAAGTTAGACAACAAACTACCGAAGCCAACAGTCCAGTTGTTAACGTCGCTCATCAAACTATCAATACTGTTAACCGCTCGAAGCGCGCGTTCTTGAGTATATGGACTCATACCTCCAGAAGCAGCCCCTGCACCTGCTCTAGCTGCCGCAGCAGCTGATAATGACGCTTTATAGCTCGCAAGTGATTTTTGGAAATCTTGATCGTTTTTCATTTTATCAAGATCGTAATCATGTTTCTTCCCCAACATCGTTAGGTCGTTTTGAAAGTCTCTTTCAGCTTGAGTGTTTTCAACTTCAGCTTCTCTGGTTGCGATATTTTCAGCTTGTTTTGCTTCAAGTTTTGCTTGAGCGGTCACAATTGCTGGATCGTATACACCAGCATACGCACTTTCAATCGCTTGAAGTTCCGCTGGGGTGTAAGCAATGCCGGACTCACCAGCTACTCCAAACGGATCTGATGCTCCAGTAGAAATATCGTTCCGGGCATTAGTTACTAGTGCTGCTTCAGCTCGAAGTTGTTCTTCAGTCTTGTTCGCGTCACTAAACTCATTACCGGCTAATGTCCCCACGTCTCCTTGCCCGCTTCCAGCTTGTAACCGTGAGGCAACTTCAGAGGCTATCTGGGTCGGGTCTTTCATTGTTCCATCAGGGTTCATCCACTGTGCTGGAGTTTGAGTAGTTTCTGGATTTGTAACAGGAGTTTCAGGAGCTACTGGTGGTTGTCCAATAGGAGCTTGTGTCATTGGAGCTACTGGTGCAGCTGACTCTGGAGAATAACCACCTTGCCCTCCTAGAGCCGATGCTGGTGCTGGAGTAGCTGAAGGAGCCGGTCCTCGAGGGGCTACAAGTGAACCGTCAGGCCGCATTGACCAACCAGCCATCATTTTATTTGATGCTGGAGCAGCACTTCCGCTGAAAGCTTGTGACACGCTTGTCCCTGGACCTACCGTTAACTTACTTCTATCAACTGGAGCTGAGGCCGGTACAGTACCTGACCCCGTAAGCAATCGTGAGATACTTGAAATTCTTTGTCCACCAGTATTAAATCCTCCCGATGGATTTGTGATCGGATTAAAAAAGTCTTTGATTTTTTTATTATCTGTAGCCATACTATTAAAGTTTATTGTTATAACCAGTTGATGTTAATTTATTTGCTGTATTTTTGAGCAACCCAGCAGCCCGTGTCTGTACTGCAGCTGATTGAGAAACTGGAGTTGTGCCTTGAAAATCAAACTGATTTGGATTGTACGCAGAAGAAATACTTTTGCCAGGGGTTACTTGACCGCCAGCAACTCCCGCATTGAACCGACTCTGTCCAGGTAATTGGTACATATCGCCGAGACTTTTTGCTGCACTGTCTCCATATTTATACTGAAAGTCCCGAGCTGTGTTCCCGATATTGGTAGCAGTTCTACTCATTGCTCGAGCATCTCTTTTTTCGTAGTTGTCACGTAAGTCATTTAACTTTTGAACTCGTGACCCGGCAAACAACACCCCTTGATCAGCTGCAGACTGGTCAGCTGCATTTTTATCGTCACGAAAAGCGAGACGGTCATCTTGTCTAAACTCTTCAAGTCCTTGCTGTTGTTGACCCAACTGATCCTCAACTACCGATCGATCAAGTGATTCTTGAGCCTCAAAAGCAGGAGCTAAAGCAGTTCGAGCTTGGGCGACTGCTGCTTGTTGTTGCTCTGGAGTAAATGGTACGCCAGTGATATCTACAATCCCTGACCAGTCGTTATTTGTGTACGCATCGATAATAGTATCAACGGTGTTTACCCCGCCGTAACGAGCAATATCAGGATTTGCTGCTAGCGCGTCCGTAACCGCTTGTCTAAACTCTGCTAACTGATTCGGTGTCATATCTTTATATTGTCAATATTAGCACAAATAATACCTATCTTGTTTTGTAAAATCCCCTAAGTTATTTTTAATATTCCGCCATCATTCCACACTCGCCCTGATCCTCCCGGATTATCTTCAGGTAACCCAAAAAAGGTAACTCCATCAGCACTGACGAAAATGTCAAAAGTAGCGTCAACAAGAGGGTTTCCGTCTCTATTTGGCATATACGACAAACGAACCTGACCCCCCTCCCCTGCGGCCACTAACCAGTTAACTGTACCTTCTCGAGTCGAACTTTCCGTACCTCGATCAAAAATATACAACCCGTCCCTGTAGTCTTCATCAGCACCGTTTCTTGAAACACGAACTCGAAAAACTCCGTTTATGTAACCTTGAGCATCTCCCACATCTGTTCGGTGGTCAGGGGCAATCTCAACCAATTTAATATTTCTTTCGTCCCCAGTCCCTCTTCGGCCAATAAAAATGTAATTACTATTCGGTGCGTTATCTGGAGAAAATAACTCAAATACATTGTCCTTTACTCCACCAATAAGTGCTCTTTTTTGAATGATAAAACCATTTTGAATGTTTTTATCGACTCGTGAATTCCCTCCGTTAGCAGTTGTAAATACTAGTCTTGATGTGTCACCAAGAAGTTTTCCATTCAAACTATAAGTATCATCAAAAAACGTAATATCATTACCTTCTATTTCAACTCGTGACGGAAGAGCTGATGTTTGAATAAAACATGAAGTAATAACTGTTCCAGTTAAAATATTTGGGGCGTCTTCTGATCCATTAGCTTGCCCTCTTTTTCTTGAAGAATCCTCAACCTGTTTTGGTACCGGATTCACAGCTGAATAAGCAGCCCCTTTTGTTTGGTCGTTTTGATTGGGGTCTTTTTTTAAAAACCGATCTTGACTCAGGTTAGAAAAACTCATTTTTAGTTTGTGTTATAGCCCTTGACAGTAAGAGAAGGAATTTCTATTCCGTGGATGACCACCTGCTCTCCTCGAGTATTACCGGCCACCCGTAATCGCAGTACATCAAAGTCATCTGTGTCCTCAGTGGGGAAAAACGCATTGTTTTTTTCATCAATTGTAGCAAGTGGCTTCCAGGCATTTGGACCAGACTTTTGTATTTGGTATGACACATTACCGCCAGCAGCGTTTTCAGAATAAACACTAATTCCACCGAGACTTTTAATCTCGCAATACATATCAGTAAATGATCTCCACCTGTCGATGTATTCGTAATAAAATGGTTGTCCAAAGTCAGTTGTACCTTTCTCAATTGACCCCACCAAGCCCGCTGAAGTTCCAAGTAAAGGTGTTTGAACGATCCCGTTGTCATACAAAACCATGGCTGTAACGTCATTGTTTTTGTAGTCGTAAACTGTCCATACTTGAGTAGAAATAGTATATCGAAGCACACAGTTGCTAAACACTACCCCTTCAACAGCAATTGGCCCCACGTACCACTGAACAGTATCAAAACCGTCGTACACTCCTTTTACGTTTTCATAGTATGCACGAGGTATAGCTTTTACAAAATCAATAATCCTCCGAGAAATTTCCACCGGTTGAGATCCATAATCAAACTGATAAAAACCAGATGAGTGATGAAAGAATATACCCGTTTTTGTTTCAATAATAGATTCTTGAGAAAAAGTACCGACGTTGTAAGCGGGGTAAGAGTCTAAAGATGTAGCCCCATAAATTCGAAAAATACTATCTTGAGTAAAAATCAAGAGTGCTCGAGGGACTCGATACATCGCTGTAAATTTTTGACCAGTCTGCGGAGAAAGGGTTGTAATAAAGTTTACTTGCGGATCGTAGGTCAGACTGTAAACATCGGGAGGGCTGAATTGAACAATATCGGTGTAGTAAACAATTCCAGTAGCTGCATCAGCAACCCATACTCGACCTTCAAATCCTCCGTGAATAAAATCACCCTTAGGGAATCCAAGAGGGACCAAGTTTGTTCCAAAAGCTCCACCGTTTGATGTTGCCACAAGATCTCCTCCGTCTTGAGCGTTTCCATTTACCATCCAGATGTAATTTAAAAACTGAGAAAATCGCGGTTTAGAAGAACCCACTAGTCCTAACCGTCGAGACACCCAACTAGTCCCGTCCCAATTCGAAACACTATCTTCATGGCTAGCGTAGAGAAAGTTTTGATTCACTCTTGGTCCATTTATTTTAAATGTTGCCCCTTCACCTTCTTCGCCTACGTTTGACCAAGTTCCAATAACTAAAAAATCATTTATTTTGAGAGAGCTCAAAGAAATTGAAGATCCATTACCATCAGCTACAAAAATTTTTGACCCCACAACCGTTGTATTGAAAGTAGTTGTGTCGACTTCAAAAATTTGAGTGTAGATAGCATCGTCCGCATCACTCCAAAAGTTTACGAAATTTTCTCCGTTGCCCATGTCAACAGAAGCATTTATTCGTGATGTCCCTGGTTCAAAAGTAGCTACTGACCCCACCGTAGTCACCGCGTAAGTGCTCGGGTTTACATTAAATACTCGAGCTTTCCCTACAGAAGAACCTTCACTATAAAAATTTATAAAGTGTTCATTGTCTCCTAAAGACTGAGCGCTATTAAAACTGGAATTGTAACCAAGTGTTAACGGGCTACCTACGGCGGTGATCCCCCAAGTTATTAGATTCACATTGAAAACTTGAGATTTTCCAACCCCTCCGTTTGACCAAAATACAAACACTCTCGAACCATCACCTAAGGGAACGCAACTGATACTTGTCACTCCACCAGTATCAAAAGTCAATGGAGACCCTGGTTCGCTTACTGCAAATGTACCCAAATCAACTTCTAAAATTGTGGCAATTCCGTTACTACCATTGTTGTAAAAAACAATAAAATGATTTTCATCAATTGCCACCATTGAATTAAAAGTAGCGTTTGTTGTATCAAATTCTAAAGGAGTACCCAGTGTCGTAACTGCGTAACTAATCGGATCCACCCGCAGTGTTTGAGCAAAACCGTCAAAACTAGATCCGGACCAAACAACCAAGTGATTGTTTTCATTAACTCTTTGAACTTCAACGTACAAAGCGTTACTGATATCAAATTCAAGAGGTGAACCTACGGGGATAAAACCACCTGTTTCCAGGTTTGTTCTAATTACTTGAGCAAATCCATCCCCACTAACACCTGTCCATACCATTAAAAAATGAGTGTCGTTTATTTTTGAACTTGCTACAAAAGATATTTCTGAAGTAAAAATACCGCTAGTTCCTATCTGCTCAATTGATATATATCCTGGCTGAGTTATTGTATTTTTTAAAGTTCCAAAACTATTTATTTTTTCCTCAAGTGACGTTGCAAATTCAGTGATACCCGCGCGAGTTTGGATTGCTCCTACCCGGTCAAAGTTCATATTCACTGCCAACTGAACTGAATCAGCTGGAGCGATAGTATCGTCAAGTGCAGCCGTTCGAACAATCCCTTCTACGGGATAAGGGATTTTTATGTCGTCAATTGTTTGAAGTTTACTCATGTTCTGATAAATAATACATCTTCATTGGTAGCCGCGCCAGCTAACCTTTCCCATTTGTGTTTCCACGGCTCAAAGTGAAGTTCTGCCATAAACAAAAGTGCTTCTTTAAAATCTGGGTTAAGCAATACAGCTTCAGCGCAAACTTCTCTCGCAGCGCCTCCCCTATTCATTTGAAAATAACACCTGGCAATATATAACAGAGCGTCAGCTTTTTCAGGTAACCAAGTAGCTGCTTCTACACACTCTTCAAAAAGAGTTGCTGCTTTACCATAATTCCCACGGTAATAAAATTCCCGAGCGTAGTAATAAACATCTCTTGATGTGCAATCTTGACTTTTTATTTGCTTATCAAGAATACGCATCATTCGATCAGGATCTAAATCATGAGCAGAACTGTAGCCGTAAGTAATAACAACGTCAGATAAATTCTCTTCAACTGGATGTAATGTTTCGTGCGCGGCACCCACCCACCTTACTTTGCCGTTATTACGAAAAATCCTTGGTAGAAAATGAACATGATTACTTCCTTTTGAAGTCATTTCAACACTAAAATGAGATTGTCCTTTTTTGGCTTTAGCAATCAGATTTCTAATTTTTTCTACTCCCCCTGTTTCAAGAACCTCATCTGCATCAATAGAAATAATCCAATCACCTGAACATTCATGTCTTGCAAAATTTCTGGCTTCAGCAAAATCATCGTTCCACACGTAATCAGTAAAAACCTTGTCTGTGAATTTTTTAGCGAGTTCGACTGTGTTGTCAGAACTCCCGGTATCACACACAATAATTTCATCAACTCCCACTAAAGATTTTAAAACATCTTCAATGTGGTCAGCTTCGTTTTTTACAATGAGACAAGCTGATAGTTTCATACTAAGAGGTAATTATAGTTGTCGCTTGTCCAGTATACAAGTTGTCAAACAAAGCTTGGACAAGTTCTTCAAACTTTTTGTAGTCTGGATCAGACTGAGCCAGAGTAATATCTTTTCGATATTTAATGGCGTATCGTAAATACCACTTGTAAATTTCACGGTATGGTTCAGGGAGGTTTTGGTACAAATCAGTCACTTGAGGTTCTCGTTTGTAGTAATCGATGTAACAATTTCTTCCTTGCATTGAATCTGGAATAACTCGATCAAACACGATTTTATCTTCAAATACTGTGTAGTTAACTGGTTGCGCAATAGTGGGGGTAACCCAAATTTGAGTACCGACAGGAATCTCTCGGTCCACACCAGTAACTCCTGTTAGTTGATTATTCATCAAATCGACTCCTGTGTACTGAATCTGAAGGATACTTTGGTCAAAACCAGTAGTTGCGATATGTGCTGCTCCCGTAGCATTTACTGAGGGGAAATCACCTGCAGATTCAACAGTAATCGTTGTGTCTGAAATTTCTACCGGTTCAGAAATCACACTACCACTGACACTATATGAAGAACTATTCCAAGATCGTTTGTCGATATAGTTCAAATTATACGGAGATAAAACCCCTCCAACAATAAATCGAAGAGCCAGCATTGATCTATCAGTTTCACTGAAATCAATATCAGTAGGTAATTTTATAAAGTTTGATCCGGCTAGTAATTTCATCGGATGTTCAAACTCTTGTAGCCAAGCATGACGAACTCCGTAAAGTTTCATTTTTACGTATTTTCGAGCATCGTCAATTGCTTCAAGGCAAAACAAAGTGGTGATTTTTGTGTCGTTCTCAGGTACCCCCATTGCCCGTAGTACTGGATGGATTAGCTCTCCTACCGAATCAGCCGGGTAAGAAAGCACACTTACTGGAGACGAAAATTCAGAAAAAAGTCCTGTTTCAGAATTTTTCCATCGAAGTTTGTAGAAATCAGAAGTTAGCCCCACTGAATCAAATTGAACAGTTTTTTGTTGCGTAACATAAATCGGAAGTGTTGCTAGTACTGTATAAGTTCCGTCAATCGTATCTGATTTTTGAATTTCAATCTGATCGTAGTTGATTTCACTAACCAAGTCACCTCGATTATGGGGTTGTTTTGTTGCTGCGATTGTAAAATCTTGGTTTGTGTTTTCTGAAGAAACTACAACCTCCGCGTTTTCTGCACCCATTGAACCCAACAACAAAAGGGTTGTTCCGTCAGTAAAATCAATAGCATTGTCAACATTCAAAACTTCTACCCCAATAGCAAAATTGTTCGAAAGGTATGTGTACGTTTTCGAATTTAATTTATTAGGAATCTCAATAATGTTTCCTATATTGTGACGAATGGTGATTTGTGGGAACATGCTGTTTTTATTTACCGGCGTAGGGTTCTTCTGAATTACCTTTATTTGCAAAATAAAAAGTAAATGCCATTGACGCCACAATCATGTATTGCTCTGCGCTAATTTTCCCTGTAAAAAGTGCGGCGTTAATACCGATAGCCATCATAATAAAAACAATTTTTGAAGCTGATGTAATTATTTTTTCCATATATAGATTATACATTACTTTTTAGACTGAAAGTCTTTTAGTTGGTTTAATAATTTTTTTGGAGTTTGGTAACCGAGTCTCCCCATGTTTTCTAGTATACTAATAAATTCGGTAATACCAATAAATCCAATCATAGTTGACTGGATAATATCAAAGCTGATTGTCGTGTCGGCGTAGTACCCAGATGAAATTGCTATGAAGTAAACTGTGCCTTTTTGTATTATTCTGGAAAATTTACGTGAGGTAATAGCTTGTCCTTCATGGTACGTAGCCATTAGCCCAAGAATAGTATCAAATAGCATCAGCATTAAGACGGCTATCAAAGCCTGTAAGTGAAGATCTCCAAACAAGAAAAATATTGCTACAGCAATTGAAGCTGCTATTTTAATAATAGTAGGTTCAAAGATTGTTGTCACGATTTCGGAGAAGTGCATATTGTACTAATGTAGCACGCTACAGTATGGTTGTTTTTCCAATAATACGATAAAACATATCATCTGCTGCTGAATAAACAGTATCTCCTGCTCTGACCATAACTCCACCTTCACTTGGTGTGCCAGTAATACCTCCTAAAAAGATTGGTTGTGTACCGTTTTCTGAATTAACATAACCGTCTGCCGGTAGAGTTACAGTAGCTGTTGCTGAACTTATCTGCAAAAGTGGTGTAACTGGCCCAGTTGCTCTTACTATTTTTGTTGTTCCTAAAGCTTTCCCCACAAGATATTCAATCGTTCCCGGAGTTGTACTAACAACACCATTCGTGTTTGTTAAATAATATTTACTGCCTGCTGTAAGTCCAGTCGTAGTATACGTTGGTGTTCCTACAACCGTAACCGGATTACCTAAAGTGACAGCGTCATCAGTGTAACCCACAAAATTGATACGAGTGTTTAACGCACCTGCATTTGCTTTAATAAATACATTTGGAGGAAAAATTTCTTCTCGATAGGTAACGGTTGATTGCATCGCTAAATTAACTGATGTCCATGCACCACCCGGACTTTCTTGAGTTTGTGTCCCTCCACCAACTTGTACAACTGAACCCCAACGTCTAGCGGTTGGTCCTGCAGCTTCTACAATAATAAAGTAAGTACCAGAAGATACTGATATGTTAGAAATGTCTTCTGTGTGTATATTGTCGGGGAGAAAGTTTAGTTTACTAAATAAATTTGCTCCACCTAAAGTTTCACGTATATAGAGATTTATTCTTGTAAAAGAATTTCCGTTGCCTCCAAAAATAGTAAAAGTTCTTAGTTGAGTAACGCCTACTGGCACTGTAAATTCTTGAGCGTAAGCATTTAAACCAGTACCCGTATCAATATTTTTATTTGACGTATTTGATTGCTGGTTATAAGCAAACTCCTCTGAAAATTCACCGTCAACAGTAAACGCAACAGCGTCTCCTGCAGCCAAGTCTTCTCCCGCATTAAAGCTTGACCCCGCTGAAGCAGCTGGTCCCGTTGCTCCAGTCGGCCCTATTGGTCCGGTTGGTCCAGCTACAGTTGAATTTGCTCCAGTTGCTCCTGTTGCCCCAGTTGGTCCGGTAGCTCCTGTTGCCCCAGTTGGTCCGGTAGCTCCAGTTGGTCCTGCTGGTCCCGGTACTGTTGAAGCCGCCCCAGTTGGTCCGGTAGCTCCAGTTGGTCCTGCTGGTCCCGGTACTGTTGAAGCCGCCCCAGTTGATCCTGTAACTCCCGTTGCCCCTGTAGCTCCTGTTGCTCCTGTAGCTCCCGCCCCTGTTGGACCAGTAGGTCCTACCGGACCGCCAGACGGTCCTGTTGCCCCCGTTGATCCTGTTGGCCCTGGCACGGTTGAATCAGCTCCTGTGGCTCCAGTTGCACCCGTGGCTCCAATTGGTCCGGTTGGTCCTGTAGGGCCAGCTATTTCTGAATCAGCTCCTGTAGGCCCTGTTGGGCCAGTAGGTCCTATTGGTCCTGTTGGACCTGTGGCTCCTGTGACACCAGTAGGCCCTGTAACTCCCGCTGGAGAATTACCAGTGTCTACCCAGTCATTTGTAGCTTCATTCCATGCCCAAAAAGTACCTGTAGTACCAATCAATGCAAAAGCTCCTGGTACCCCTACCGGAAAAGAATCTTCAAGGGCTGCGACTGTCGCAAAATACCCTAAGTTATTTGGATCTCCTGCACTGGTTGATAAATATGACATAGGTTATTTTTGTTCTGGTTCAATTTTAGCACCTTTTTTTTCAGCAAAAGTTCTTCGAAGAGGAATTGGTTTTTCTAGCTCAAAAATATATCGTGGTAATTTCTCAAGAACAATATTTGTCTGATCAATATTCTTATTGGATTTATCGATCACTTGAGTAGAGATATTTTCTATACCAGTCATCATTTCTGAGATTGATGTAATATAAATTTCACCTTGTTTTACAATCGACCCCACAGTTTCTTCAATTACCTTTGATTGATCAGAAATTTTTGTTCCTACCATCGACAAAAGTTCAATTGACGTCATTTTTTCAATCTTTTGTTTATCGTAGATTTCGTTTTCTCGCTGTTTTGCTTCACATTCTGTCTCAAGTCGAGATTTTCGAGTTTCTAAATCTGTAATCTCGTGAGTAACACTTATTTTTCTCCTATTTTCAAGAAGATCCATCGCGGCTAACCGACTTTGAATCTGAATCTCCTCTGTTCGCATTGCATCAAGAGACTGAGCTTTTTCAATCTCTGTTTTTTGGAGTGTTTCTTTTTCTGTTTCCAAAACACTTATTTCTTTGAGCAAATTATCTCGTTGCTCAGTCCACGTCTGGATATTTTCAGTTTGTTGTGGAGTGAGGTTGTCCATACTTAGTTTCGGATTGACCTAGCCATTGTTCCAGTAAAAGTCCCTCCAACGGTTCGCATAACCGCGTTTTGGTCAGGGTTGAATTCAAAGCGTGGTCGACCGGCTTGACCTGTAATATCCTGAAGAGTAAGTCCTTGACCGTCTGCTAACTCAAAAGTCCCCAAGATTGTTTCTGTTGAGTCTGAATCAATAGCGATTATTTGCATACTTCCTGCCGCACTAAGGTCCCCAACAATTTCATGGATGTAATTCCACGCTGGTGTTGCCAAATCTCGAGCGATTAGCACAGTATCTCCAGCTGGTGCTGAAATAGCTGATGATATATGTCTACTTGATGAATCTTGTAACATACTAATTTAATTTAAATGCGGATAAGAAGGCGTTAATCTGCCTATCAGAACCCCCATAAAGGGGCTCTGTAGATAGACTACGATTAGGTAGTTGTACCGTCTCCAGCTGACCACATCCATCCACGAAGGTCGGATGCTCCAAACGTCGCAAGCGAGTTGAAGTTCATTACGAGGTCTTGGTTGCCCAATGTATCGACAACGGCTGGCTCTGCTCGAGTTGCAAGTGACTCAATGTAGAGGAATCCGTAATCGGCATTCTTCATCTTAGAGTCCATCATTCCCCATTGAAGACCGGTCATACCCTGGTTTTCAAATGGACTCAACTCAACACACGTAAATGTGTCAGTTGCTGGCGCGTTGTTGAAAAGGTTTGTTTGCTGTGGAGCAAGACCTTTATCAATTGTGCCCTTGATAGTTTTTGCAAACTGAGCTGATGTTGAACCGGCTCGAACGATAAGGGTGTCAAGCTGTGACATAAGCGGCATCCCTCGCCCATCTTTCTTCAACGATTGTTGTCGACGAGCGGCAAGCAATGCTGAGTAAGTGAACTGTGGTGAAGGTGTCGCTCCGTCAATGATGACGTTACCCCATACTGGACCACCATCTTCCCGTGGGTGAGATACTGACCAGTAAGCAACTGCATCGGCTCCAAGTGTTGAAATCGGAGTCGGAGTTCCTACGTTGTTGATTGGTTGCCATGTAAATGACGTACCAAATCCCTGCGAAAGAAGACATTGTGCGAGGTAGTTTTTAGCTAGCTCGATAGAGTTCTTACCTTCAAGAACTTTACTCTTCACAGTACCTTTAATCTTTGCAGCAGCACTCTCAAAGAGGAAGAAGTTTGACTGGAAAGTCAAACGTACTTTCTTTGTAAAGTGCATTTGCGTGTAGTTTTTTGAATACCCCTGGATTGGAGCATCAGACGAACCTACACCTCCGTCTGGAATGATTTCGGCCATTCCCAAACCGGTGACACCTGTATCTGAATAGATACGTTGGTTGTCTTCTACCTTGTGCATGAAGTCAAGGTATTCAGATTTAACTTCTGGTGCAACTTTCGGTGCAATGTGTTTTAGCACATTGTTTACGATCACTGCGTAGTCCTGAATTGTTCCGCTCATACTTTAAAATTAATTAGAGTGTTAATAATTATTGGACAAACTGCACAAGAATCTTCCTGTCAGCTGCAGCACCATAAACACCGACCTGCTGGACAATACCTGCGGCTGCAGTTGTACCAGTGTTGTTTACCAAACCTGCGTTAGCTCCTAGCACCATCAACTGTCCGTTGTGTGCCGCGTTGGAGTTGTTAGTTGAGTCTGCGATCCAAACATCCTTCTCAAAAATGTCGATTACTGGAACCACTGTCTCAGCGTCTACTGCTGAAATAGTTTTGTTACAGACACCGATCACCTCTGTTCGAGTAGTTCCGTTGTCACCCTGTACTGCTAAACCGTTTGTGTACTGAAGTACAAAACCTTTGGTTGTTACAGCTGCAGATGCTTTCGCAACGTCTCGAAGAGAACGGCTTGGATTTTTGATTACACTTTGTGTGAACATACTTCAAAAATATTACCGATGAAGATTAATCTTCAGCAAGCAATTCAAGAGCTTTTTCCTCAGACATTCCTGTCGCTTTCAGTTCGTCGATTGATTTTTGTATCTCTGGTGAATGTGAGCCTTTCGTGGTGCTTCCACCAGGGAACTGCATCGCATTTACTTTTTCAGAAATACCGGCTCCTTTCAGCACTCGTTGCTGCATAGTTTCTGATGGTCGAAACATATTTTCATATGCCATTCCAAGAACTGATTTTAGTTCCTGGCCTGATTTACCTTGCCAATTGTAGTTATTATCTACAAAGTCAAAGAAAACTTCTCGAACATCTTCGTCCTGCAGCTGTTTGTGTGCTTCTACGAAACCTTTCAAATCAGACTGAACTTCTTGAGTCATTCGCTCTTGACGGAACATTTCCGCCGCTTCTTCCTTAGTCATCAGACCAAGCTGTTTAGCTCGTTCTTTATCTGTGTCTAATTCAGGATTGGGATCACCTTCTGGAGAATCTTCAGCTTTTTGCTGAGTAAATCTTTCTGTTCCACTCAATAGTTTTAAGTTTCCTTTTACTTTTGATATTTCTTCAGAAAGTTTTTCCTTTGCTTCCGGAGTTTCAGCAGCTCGCCTTCTCCGAACTAAATCGAAGAGTTCAACTCGCTTTTCATAGGCCTCATCAGTTTCCCATTTTCCCTTGTGAGGAATACGGAATTCATCTTCTCCTTCAGCTCCAGTGGTTTGAGAGTCGCCGGCTTCCTCTCCTGCAGGTTCAGTTGGTTCAGTTGGAGTTTCTTCGTCTCCCGTTTCTGCTTCGTCACCAGTCGGTGCATCAGCTCCTGTCGCTCCTTCTTCTGCAGTCTGGTCCTCGTCTTTTGATTCGAGAACTTTTCCAGCTTGTACATCTGCAATACTTTTTTCCAGCTCTGCGTCGAGCGCTGAATCATCGTTTACTTCAGGTACGTTTGGTGTTTGATCGCTCATATTTTATCCGACACTATCGCAGTCGTCTCGTGAGTTACTTTAATAATACAATGTCTTGCTCTTTACGCAAGAGGTTCCCTGGAGATAGAAGAGTGCTTTGAAATCCGATCCAGCTTCATTTTTAGAGAATCTAAGTTCACAGAACCTTCTGTAATAAATGAAATTGCGTGTCGTTGGTAGTCACCAGCCTGAGCTTCGTTTGAATCAGTAATTGTTGTCGCGTATTTCAACGGAACAATAACCAAGTACACTTCGCTATTTCGCTGCTTGTAAAACAAGAAGCCTTTTTTCTTTGGAAACTTTTGGTTGAAGATTTCAATCATTTCTTCTCGATCAACTGGGTAACCGCAAGTTCGGTTAAACCACTCAGGAGCAGTTTGATCAGTTTTTTTGAATTTTTCCCCACTGATTGTTTCGTCAATTTTCCGTGGGAAGAAATAGTCTTTCTGGTCAACATCGTCACCGTCAGTATCTTTTAACACAATCTTTTTTGCAGCTTCTACTTCAGCAGCTTTTTTTGCAGCTTCAGCTTGAATTTTTTTCTCTTCTTTTTCCGCTGCAATTTTTGCGTCTTCGTCAGCAATTAGTTGATCAAGGATATCTTCAGTTACGGTTTCCTCAAAAGGAATACCCATTCGAGTTGCTTTATTTTTCTTTGTCGTTAGAGACATACGTTATGATGGCTATCCTGCCTATCAAGGGTTCTTAAATAATAACGCCCCCAATTCCCTTACGGAGAATTAGTGACTGATTTGCTTTTGAATAGATTTTTAAAGAATTTGTAGAATGAGTCAACAAACTTATGTTGATCTGGAGTAATCTGACCTTTCACGCTATCGATATATTCTTTAGTAAGAGTCATCACCGGTACGTTTTTTCTGATACGAGCAATCTTGGCTGCTTCTTCGATAATCGCAAATTCCACAGGGTACGGATGAGAATAATTTAATCTAATCTCTTCACCTTTTTTAATGTCTCGATCAGCACGAACCGCAATTTGGCGTTCAACCTCAACTACGTTTACTCGATCGGTTTCAACAAACGTAGCTTCAACTACATCAGAATTTACTTGACCAATAAGAATCGTCGACATTTCTTCGGCACTAATCGTAAACTCATCTCCCGAAGGTGTAATGAATTTCATCAACTTTTTTTCACAAGCTTCTTCATTGTAGTTTACCTGCAACGTATATTTTTCTTTTTTCAGTTCTACTGGTTTTTTTGACATTATTGTTCTGTGAAGTTATTTTTTCGGATAGAATCCAAACTATTAATAAACTTTTTAATCATGTCTTGCTGCGCATCAAGAGTTACCGCGTTTACCACGGTAGCGTATTCTGTCTCACCAACAAGTTGTTGAATACTTCCACAATCTTGCAAAATACGAATCGCAATAGCAACGTGCTCACTTTGGGCAAATGCTATTTTCTTCTGCTTCATTGACTGTTCGTTAATTTCTTCAGACATATATTTTTATTTTATTCACCAGGGAAAAACGGTAAGTTAGCAGCCCTTCCTACACTTGCGTCAACCGCTGCCCCCATCGGACTTTGCGGTCGAGCGAGTTGCTCTGGACCTTGTGGACGAGCTAAATTTGGATCAGACGATTCACCGGGAATCCCGGTAGGAGGATTTTGTCGTTTAATTGGTGGAATTGTTCCTGGAGTTTGTGGAGCTGTCATGTTGTCTTGAGACGGTTCAAGTCCAGCTTGGGATTCAATTTCACGCTGCACATCAGCTGGAGCGTCTTTGTACAATTTAGTTTTATCAATTGGTTCTTCTGGAGATTCTGGAATACCTTCAGCTGGTTCCATAGAAATAATCTTGTCGTACAATCCTTTTGGAATGTAGTCGTAGATATTTTCTTTTTGAATCTTGAGTAACCGCTCAAACGCACGCAACTGTGATGCTGCAGCTTCAGGATCATTATTCCGTAATTGGAAAATCAAGTTAATTTGATTTGTAATGATTGGAGAAATCGCCATGTAGTTTTGTTTTTGGATTTCAATTGACGGAACAAGCATTGAGTCCGGATCAATAATAAATTCAAGATAGGCTTTTTTGTGACCATGTTCGTTCATTTCCTGGAACAAGTTTCGAGCAGCGATGGTCCTCGTTGGGACATCTTCAAGCAACTCACCTTCTTCAGTGAAGTCAAAGTTCAGTCGGAGATTTCGTGACGCAGTGATAACGTGACCAACAATGGTTTCATCATCGTCTCCTGTGATTTCTTGAGTTTCAACAAAGTAGTCTGGGTTTTGGTTTACAAACTCAGCAATGTCTTCATCTTTGTCGACCATAAAAACTTTATCGACTGGATACGTCTGCTCAATCCAGGACAGTGCAATGTGTGCGTCTGTCTGCAATGCGTTCATCATCGAGTTACGCGGTGGAGTCAAACGGTTGTATGCCGCCTCTTTCAAAATCACCGTAGCCCCCAAAGTGCTTTCTCCGTTTTGACCAGCGACGATGTTGTTGACTCCAGTGTTTTCTTCAATTGCTAGTTTTTGATCTCGACCAAATGCGATTCCTTGCTGGACGTTTCCAGAAGTTTTTACTACGTCGATTGAAGTCCCTGGATTCTTTGGGTTAATTACGTTTGGTGACCGACGGTAAGTGCTCGTACCATTTTGCACCTGTGGACCAAACAGTAGCGGGAAAATTTCCGCCTCAACTTGCTGAGCATTTAATGAGTTAATATAAGTAAACAAAGCCGTGTTACCGCGCATCATTTCGTACAACCCCACGCCATATGGGTCCAAGATATTTTTTACAAAACATCGGGCAACCATAATCGATCCGTAGGAATCTTCGTTTGGTAATTCCCCGTCGTAGATAATAAATTTTCCACACTTCACCACGTACCGGTTGAGCAGTACGTTTTCGTAATACCCAATTGTGTACGAATTTTGTGAAAGCAGTTGGTTTTCATTCTTTGATTCTTCTGAAGATGTGGCTTCGAAATACTTTCTTTTTTTCTTATGCTCTTCAGCTTCTGGAACCATTTTGAAAAACTCATCCTTGAGAATATCTTTTTCGTAATATACCTCAAATGCTGACCAGTAATCACCGACGTTCTGACCAACTCCAAGCCAGGTTCGATCTGGATCCATCGGTTCCCGGTACACGTCATCAAACAAAATCTTGTCGATTCCTTTTCGTTTAACAGAAACCCGTCGCGGATATGTTCGCCACGCGGCCCAGCCGTAAGTGAGCAAGTTCTGATATGTTCGCTCTAAAGTGTTTTGACCGTTAGCCCCTTTGAGAGTCCATGTTCGTTTCCACAATTCATACGCAGCTTTGTTGTACACCTTGTCGTCACCAATCACTTGAGCATCTGGAACCTTACCAGCAAGAACACTGGTTGCGATGAGAATTTTTGAAAGTGCAATTGGTTCTTGTGATACCGGTACTCCAGACTGGCTTTGATTCTGATCAGGTGATTTGTGCGGGTATACGTTTATGTCGTAACCACCGTTAGCCATTTTGTTATAAAAAACCATCGATCCCCAGCCGCTTTTCTCGTACTTCTTTTCACCATATGAAACAGTGGTGTTTATGATGTTCTCAGCGATCTCTCTTGAAAGTTGATCAAAACGAGTTCGATATTGAGAATCTTTCATCAGCTTTTTTTTGTCCTCGACAAATGTAAAAGACTCTTTATCTCGAGTATCTTTATTTTTCTTAGAAGTAGCTGCTTGGTAATCGTCCATATGTGCAATAGTATTAGTTTAACTCAGATAAAACAAGTGGCGAGTTGTCAACAGTTTTTCTTTCGCTTCCGTTTTTTTTTCTTTTTTTGAATAGGTTTGTGGATCGCAGCCAGAAATCCGGGGCAACTTTGAAGCTGCTTCCACTTCCTTCGATTTGACCGCTTGTATTGTTGAAGTGGATTTTTTTTGATTTTACTACGATTCCTTGGAGATCTGTGCTCACGATGAAAAACAACATTCTGACCTTCTTGAAGATTGTGATGGAGTGATTTGTATCTCCTCGCCATAATATATTTATCATAATTCTCTGACCCCCGCGGTTGATTCACTTCTTGGTTGTTGAGGTGCTCCTGGCATTGTAGCATTTTGATTTTCACCAAACATCGCTTTTGTCATCGAAAACGATTCGTCAGAAGTTGTCGTTTGATACTCGCCTTGTTCTTGCATAACCGCATACGCAATTGAAGCCGCCATAACTACGTCGTCATTTTTACCAGCCAATGCTTCCGGCTTTCCTTTCGCATTTCGAAGAAACGTAATCATCTCAGACAAAATAGCTTGAGGAAATCCTGTCTTCTTCCGGAGAAACACCGCCTTGAGTGCCGCGAGCGCAAATGGTCTGGTTGCACTAGTGGTTTTCCATCCAAAGAATTTTGTGACATTTTTTGTAATGTCATCAAACGACTTTCGGTAGTACAAATTCACGTAGCCCATTTTATCAAGCCCATCGTTTACCCACAGCCCGTCTTTGTTTGACTCAACTGCAAGTAGCGCCCAGTTGAAAAATTTACCGACGTTATAAGCAACACCGATAAACTCATCTGGTGGCACGTTTGATTTATACACAGCAACACACTCCTCCGTCTTATGTTTCAACACATACAAAATCTGACTGTCTCCGTGAGCGAGTCCTTCCGCGGTATCGCCCCCGATGATATATCGCTGACCGTCTTGTGGCATTTCAAATATTTCCAGATCCCCCGCTGAAAATTCCTGGAAAGAAACTTCCCCTTTTTCGTTTGCGCTTAGTTCCCCTTTGGTCCCAGATACTGCTGTCTGCATCATTTCAAATACTTGCGCGGTCGGGAAATAAGTTTGCCCGGTAGACAAGAAAGCTTCTTCTGGAGTAGTGGGAAACTCCTGGTGCAATTTGTGAATCGCATCACTCGAGTTTTTTCCTCCCATCTGCAACCACTTCATGTAGTAATACGTGATTTCAATATCAGTGAGTTTGTGCTGTTCTTTATACTCACCCCAGTCAATCTCACACAGCTCCATCTCTTTCGTTGGGATCGTCTCCGTGATCTTCAGCATTTCCGAATCGTCGTACTGCCAGTTATAGAAGTGAGCCATAAACATCACTCTTGATTTCATGGGTGTTATCGTGTCTTTATTACGCCATCCCTCGGTGAAAATTTCATAAAACCGACCAGCCATACCTTCAGCAGTTGACTCAATAAAAATAAATCCATCAAACGGGACCGCAGGGAATGTACCAGTTTCTACTTCAGCAGCTACTCGCGGGTAAGTCGCACACAGTTTCGCAAACTCAGAAATGTGCACGTAGTAAAACGTACCCGAGCGAGCGGACCCCGACACATTGATACTTGAAGTGGAACCTTCTTCCGGTCCATAGTCCACCACCACCTGAATCTTTTTCGCTGAGTTTTTCACCAACTTAAAAGCTCCTTGTTTAATCTCGTCACACATGTTTCGAATCGCATAATCAATCTTTCGATCAAAAATCTCAGTCGCGTCTTTCTGCGTGTGCGCGATAATCAATCCTTCACGGTTGGTGTTAAACAAAATCTCATCAAGAATCCACAAGTCAATAAACGTAGTGAATCCGAGCTGCCTGGCTTTGAGCACACAGTGTCGGTAATACACCTCACCCGATTTAATAAGATAGTTTTCAAAAAAATGCCGTTGCGCCCGGTTCATCGCAAACAACTCTTTTGTCCCCGACTTCGTAATAATCCAATACAGGTTATCAATCCGCCACCGCTTGTCATCAATAAGATCGGGATTTGCAATCAGCGCCTGGATCAGCGAATCGTTATGCTTCTTTTGAAAGTGAACATCAACCATATTAAAAATCTAATTCCTCATCGCTTAGCGGAGCGGTTTCTTTTTCCTTTTTAGTGTTTTTACTTTTCTTCTTCTTTTCTGGTTTTTCCTCCTTCACCTCGTAAGAAACAACTGGTGTTTCCATTTCACTAGCGGTAGCGGCTTCTTCGCCTGGAGACGATTCAAAAGTAGCAGTGCGTGTTCGTTCAGTAAAAATAGCTCGCAACGGATTACCTTCAGGAGTTTTGAGTCGGTTCGGTGCACGAGTTTTTTCAATTCGATCCCAAGCACCACTAATCGCATTAAGCGCAGAGTTCAGATCTTTGTTTGAAAAGTTCTTTAGCCCCCTGGCTTTAAACTCAGCCATCACTCCGAGCAACAAATTATTACTATCAGCAGCGAGCTTGATAATAGCGTTTTGGTAGCCTTCAGTTTCTTCGATTTTGTTTTTAGCGTTGTTTGCCATTTTTGGTGAATATCCTGATAGCATTGCCATCTCTTTTTTAGTACTACCTTTACCGCCTAGTCGTCTAACCGCATAAGCGTATTGTTTTACAGTAGAACCGTTCTTCGGTCGTTTCATACCTTATAGAATATCATAGTAACTTTGATTTTGGCAGATTTTTTGAAAAAATTTTTTGAGTGACTTTTTAAATACGACTAAGGGGTCTTTATTACGGATCAGCTGTAGTGAATAAATATATCTGTCCTGGATCACTAAAATATATCTGTCCAGGATCATTGTCATGGTTCACTAAAATATATATCCGTCCTGGTTCACTAAAATATATATCTGTCCTGTGTGTGGGAGGGGGACCCTTTCTTAGTAACACACCCGGGGTACCTGGATAGGGGTAGCCCCCTACCGCTTTATTTTTAGTTTTTAAAATTTAAAAAAAGAAAGTGAAAAGTCTTTAAAAAGTTTTCAAAATTTTCGGGGTATATGGCATAAAAATATATTTATTTTGGGGCGACTCGATCATACCTTATAAAAATTTCTAGCTATTGACATTTCTTAAAATCATGAGGGCACAACTTATTTACCACACATCTTATGCCCCGTCAAATAAAACAGTGATTCTGTCAAGCTATACACCAAACAGCTAGCAAATGGGGCACGTGGGCACGAAAAAGCCAAAAAGTCGTTTGTCGTAAAACAAAATCAAAAAAGTGAAATACTAATTTTTTTTAAAATCTTGTGCCCACGTGCCCCGAGGAGGAAAATAACCTTATAGAATAGGCCAGAATGGCCGGGGCACGAGTGGGGCACGAGTTATGTCATGAATCTTGTGCCCCGTCAATAAACCTTATTTTAAGCCATATTGATTTTTTTTGACCACCGTTTTTTGGTGTGGCATAATATAAAAGAGGGTACAAAAGGGTATATTTGATCGATTTTCTCTAGGGGCCTACCAACCTCGCCTATCACAAGACCCCTAAAAAAAACCTACCCTAGACCCTACCTTATAGCTTTTTAAAAAAACATACCTTATAGCCAAAATACACCCCAAATATCATAAACTTGACATAATATAAAAACATCGCGCAACCATAAATACTGGGTATAAGTATTTGACAGCGACAGTGACATATGATAGTATATAAATAAGTCAGAAAGACATCTGACTAGTACATTGAAACGATACATATATATGAGTTGGTAAACCAATCAACTAATGTATAAAAAACATATGACAAGAAAAAACTTTGTAGCCATTGCCCAAATTATCAAGGACAACGCCACAACCGTCGAAAAGCAAAACGGCACAATTGCCCACGTTTTGCCGTACGATAAAACCGTTATAGCACTAGCAAGTTATTTTGTAACAGAAAACCCAAATTTTGATGTTACACGATTCAACCAAGCTTGCGGTATTATCGAATAGAGTACAGAGCCACGTAATCAAATTATAAGAGCCACGTACCAACTCATATATATGTATCGTTTCGCACATTATAAAACGGCATCGACAGTAGACAAAAAGTAACTACAACCGACCAAATGCCACAACATAATCATTATTATGATTCATTACATCGACGGAAAACCGTCAAAAAATATCAAACTGACAAAAAGTAAAGCCCACGCGATACAATCGTACCGACAAAGTAAAGCAGTATCAGAATTGAAAGACATTGCAACCCGTGCACTAATCGTGACCATCGTCGCAACCGTGCTGGCCGTTGTATATCTATCAAACTAAACTAATAACGCTATGAAAAAAAATGCAATAACACCCGACGACTTTACCCGTATTGACTCGGACATATACGGCAACCCACGTTACTACGTGCCCGTGTATCTGTTCGACAAAATGCCCGACAAACTACGACTATCAGTCGGACTCGAAAAATATCGCGGTAAAAAATATGGTAGCGGTTACGTTGTGCAATCGTACAACTTAGACTCAGATATCGCTCACATTGTAAAAACCCTAAACTCATAACACTATGACAAAACTACACGACCAAACAACCCACGACCACAATGCAGAATACTTGACCCGTATGCAAAAAGACTTAGGGCATCATTCATGGTGGTACACGAACCGACAAAGTGCTGACTGTATCAACGTGAAAATGCACTGCTGGGTAGACACTGACAAAGTACTGGCTGGACTAACAGAAAGAGAAAGAGAAGCTGTGACGGTACTCGACATAGACGTGGATCAATTCTGCGACGAATTGAAATGGCGTGATATTGAAAGTACCCGAGAATGGTTACTTGAGTCACTGAAAGACGACGACACACTACAGAACGAAACCGCTCAAGTGGACTCACTCGACTACGGTGGACGTTCTGGCGGTTGGCTGGCGGTTGTGTTCGACTTCGACGCTATAGGCGACTACTTAGAAGGCTACGACTATGCGATCGAATACCTGACAAAAAAAGAGCAGCGTGAACAGTGCAAAGCCGTTGATAATGCAATTGCATACATCGACAAAGTACACGCTCGAATTGTCGACATGCACAAGCGATACTGTAACGAACTAGAAAAGCCTGAATTTTACATCGAAGAGTTGCAAATGCACATCGAAGAGTCAATTGACTACGAACAAACCAAAATTGAAATAGCGACTAACAAATTAAAAACCCTAGCAAAATAATATGGCACAACTAACTGAACACGCAATAAAAGCTCGCAACATTATTGCCGACCACGTTAACCAAAATAACACCATGAAAATAACACTTGAAACCCTATACACCCCGTATACGCTCGACACGTATTCTACGTTCCTGAGTGATAACCACGAAGAGTCTGAAATCGAATACTATAATGAAGAGCACGGTACCGACTACAACTATGACGACTTCGACTGGGCGTATGACCACAAAAAGCTAGTAAAAATGCTGTTCGATAACTGTATTGAACTAATGCGAGATAATTGTATCGACGATATTGTGCTGGCAATCGAACCAAACGGCGAACCAACGTCACCACGTGAATACAATTTTTCGACTGACAAGGGTTGGATTGACTTTGAAGTTGACCACGAAAAGCTAGTGCAATTTTGTCTCGTCGATAACAAAGATGAATACCACGAAAACAAATTGCAAGACCGTAGCGGATTCTGGTGGATGGGCAACCGTGAACAAACCATGCTCGCTTACTACCTGAACAAAAAGACGGCCGACGATTATACACCTGAAGACTACTATTTTGACCAACACGACATGCTAGTAAGCAACGGCGGTTGGCACGAAGTTATCGAATGCGAACCAATTAAAAAATAACTATGCAAAAACTAAAACAAATTAAAAACAACGTCACGAATAGTTGGACGTACCGACACCCGAGAGAAATTCTCATACTGTCACTAATTACCGTTATCTTAATACAAGCCCACGGTGACACTATCGACGATACCTGGATCAAAGTTGCAAGTGCCTTTACTCATGAAGTGACGTATACCAAACCACTAAACGAAGCTGAACAGGCTCGAGAAATACGAATAAACCAAAAAGCAATCGACACGCTCGAAGCGAACCGAGACATACTACTCGAACAGTACCGACAAAATGCGATACAGGAAGAGTATGCGGAACTACTCGAATTGTCGGAACTATCAAATTCACCCTTTATTGACCACGAAGAGTTAAAAACTAAATACGGCTACTAATATGCGAAAACTAACAGAGCAGGAGTACAACGTGATCATGCAATGTATCGAACATGGCAAGGCACTCATGGCTGACGACGATTTTATCGACCCGTATGACTATGACGCTCAAGAGCAAGGGTACAACAACCAAAACATGCTCGAAGCCCTGGAGCGAGTAGAAAACGAACTTATAAACCACTACACAAAATAACTATGATTAAAGAAACTGTAAACGAATGGCGATTCACTAACGTGCTACTAGCTGACGAATATGCACACTGGACATATGGTGCAACCAAGGCACTGTTTGACTACTACGAGAATTTGTCCGACGACATAGGTGAAGATATCGAACTTGACCACGTTGCAATTCGTTGTGACTGGAGCGAATACGACAATGCACTTGAAGTGTATACACAACACCACGGTGACGATAGTGACTTGCCCGACGATCAAAAAATAACTACTGAAGAGCAAGCCCGAGAATGGCTCGAAGATAACACAACCGTGCTCGACGTTGAAAATATTGTAATAGGTGACACCGCTCACCGCGACCCACTTAAAAGTATTCTAGTTATGCAATTCTAATAATAATCACTATGACAAAAGAAATTGAAGACTTACTCGAAGCGATCGACGACATTGAAAGTTGCGACGAGAATATCGAACTACTAGAAAAGGGAATGGAATATTTTTGTGGCAACTATGATATCTGCGAGGGATTCAAGTATGCCCTACGAAAAACCATTGAAGATCAGTATACGAACCATGCCGACGAACAAAGCCCCGACGATATTATCGAACTTAAAAAAATTCTATGCCTACAATAAATGCAGTGACACCAGATCGACAACAGTATATAGCCGTTGTGCGACAAGAGAACGTAGCCAAGGAGATCAAAATCATGCAGATCAACCAACACTCGCCCCACGTCGATTATCAGTACATGCAGGAAGTTGTTGACCGATCACTAACTAACCCGAATTAATTCAATCATTATGTTAATCCCAGTATTTAAAAAGAACGGACAATTGAAAACCCTTGCACAATTTAAAAAAGAAACCGCTAGGCAAATATTATTTATCAAAACCGCACTAGTTATTCTTACCCTACTGGCAGTCATCATAATCATACCCATCGCCCTGGACCGCCAGCAAGCACACACCTGCGCCACCCACGCGCACTACCTCACCCAATTGCCCGACTACTATTTGACGCCAGCCCAGTTCGATCAGTGCATCGCACTACTACCACACGCCGAGGATGACTTCACAATGTGTCACGGGAATCTATACCTAGCGCACGCCGACGACAGCACAGCATTCTATTGTCCTAATTAGTAATTAACACGTACCGAGATCATGCAATCAACTACCATCACATCGATCAGCCCAGACCGCCAAGAACGGATCGACACCCTAGCGACGACACCCGCGACCAAATCCAAACGGATCGCCAAGCACATCGCTATTCTAAAAAACCGAGGCCAGCTTAATATTAAAGTAATCAACTAACACCATGAACCAAATCAACCAAGTACAAAACGCGCTAAACAATATTAGCAACGACGACGAGAACCTTGAGAAGCTGGAGGCAGCTATGGAGCACTACTGTGGCACCTTTGACAAATGCGAGGGGTACAAGCAAGCGATCATGCTAACAATCGCCGACGAGTACGAAAACCACGCCAGCGAGCAAGATCCCAAGCAATTAGAAACCTTGTTATATATGCTTAAATAATATGACCACCGACAAAGAGACATTGCGACAACATCTATACGCCGTATCACCGCACGACCTTGCCAGTATCGAAGACGACATATACAGGGACGCGATCGACAGTGTGATCGACAACCTATGATCACCACAGCAGCCGAATACTACCAGCACGTACAACCCTACGATCGCGACCGCATCCAAGCCCAGATCAATCGTATACCCCACAACATTAACCGCGCGGGCAAGCACTACAAGAAACTATTACAAATAATCAGACAAAATCATGCAGACAACATTATACAGAATCACATTTAAAGACGGACGCACATTTAAAGTATTTTGTGCTAACAAAGCCCAAAAGCAACGGCTGCTAGATACCCAGTTTCGACGAGACGGTATTGCAGTCAGAGAAATCGCTAGTGGTATTCACACCATCAAACAGTGGGAACAAATATTAACCAGTATGAAATCTAACCAATAATCATCATGTACAACAAAAACAACTTTGCCATCGGCAAAATCGCCCACAAGAACCGCATCAAACCAGAACTAGCATGTGTCGCACTATACGGCGACCGCACCATCGCCACTGATTCATTTCGACTGATCGAGATGAGCGCGACAGGTAAAAAGCAAGAAGTACCGACATTATATTTTGCGGACGACATCAAAAAAGAAGTAAAACTAAAAAAGACGGATCGAATCGACGGGAAAGATATCAAAGTAAAACCCGCCGTGTCAGGGGACAAATACCCCAATATCGACATGATACTCAACGAAGATAAAGACGTGGAGTATATCGAACACAAAGTGAATGCGAGGTTTCTAGCTGAAATCTGCGACATCCTAAAAAACCTTGACCCGTTCGAGGCCGTGACACTGAGAATACCGACGACAAAATACAAACCATTATTTATCACGGCGCAATGTGAAGAGCCGGGAAAAGTGCAGACCGCCAAGGCATTATTAATGCCAATGAATCGCTAGTATGACAAAAAAACAAATAAACCAACCCGGTGCGAATGGACACCGTGCACCGCACCAGCTAAATATCTCGAAGCTAGCGGTGAAGGGAGAATGGTGCACGTATGCCTCGACCACCGTAGATTACTAACAAAGCAAAAAAGAATTAACTTTGGAGACTAATTATGAACAAAGAAATTACAATCAAAATCGGCGGCATTTATTCGATGGTAGAGCGACCACAGCAAGTGCTAGTAATGGCACCAGGTGCGACACCAAAAGTATTCAGTCATGACAGGGAAATATTGACAGCATTGCGAGACGCGACAAATTACATAAAATATAATCACGTCGAATTAACAGAGTTTAAAAATCAACTAAAATAACATATGACTAAAAAAATAATCATTATACTAATCACATTATTCATTGCGGGATTCATCATCGGATTATCGACAGCTGAAGCCATGACACCAGAGCGCGAGCAGTTTCTTTGCTCAGTGGGAGTGTTCGAATGTTTCCCAATTGAGTCAACCGACTACATCGAAGTAATGGAATCAATCGACGAACCGTTACAAGTGAAACGAGCACCAGCGCCAATGATTTCAGCGACATCAACTGAAGTTGCACTGATTGAACAAAAGCACCGCGAGCAACTACTCGACATCATTGCGCAATTGACAGCACTACTCGAAATCCTCAAGAGTCAACAAAATGAAGTCTAAGTTTCGAGTCAATCAGCACATCGCTAAGGAAGTGACGAAGTTTCGGGTCGATCGGATGATCATGAGTTACCCAAGCCAGTATTCGACGCCAAAGTATATGACGTTTATGTGGAAGATGCTGGAGGCTGGTTGGGAGGTAAAAATTCACACGGTGAAAGACTCGAAGTATGTGTTTGTAGAAAAAGGCGACCTGATATTTAAAATTAGATTCTCAAGCCACAAACCATCATTTCGACGACAACAAAAAAACGACTGCGATTTCTATGTCGGGATATCGCACAAACAGGTATTCACAACCGACGAGATTATCAAAAAAATTAAAACTATTGAAAATGGAAATAAGAATAGAAATGACTCAAGCTCAAATAACGAAGCTGGAGTCGGGGAGGGTTGAGTTTGATTTACACAACGAAGATGAAGGCCATTGTCACATTGTGGTGACTAAAAAAGAAACCGAGACTTGTTATGAAATAGACGAAAAAAGACCGCCATCATGCCCTACAAATTGCAGAATACACAGTTAATATGAAAACGTGTTACTGCTGCAAAATCAAAAAAAATATTTCTGAGTTTGGTAACCAAAAGCAAAAGAAGGATGGGTTACAGAGCAACTGCAAACATTGCACAAATTTAAAACTCCGAGATAAAAGAAAAGGAACTGGACCAACTAAAGGAAGTTATCTGTGGCACCTACAGCAATCAGGGATGACAGATTATTACAAGCGATATACAACTAATTCATGAATCAAAAAAAATGGCCAGATGTAATTCCTTATCCAAATTGGTCAAATAGTCAATTATCAGTAGTAAGACACTACGGATCTTGTCAATTAAACAACGAGCGATATATTCTGGATTTCGATAACTGCGAGAAAAAAGAAGTTGACGGAGTTGAAAAATATTTTCCAGATTTGATTTCGCCAAAAGAGCAGAAAAGACGAGGAATTAAACTAAAATAACCATGAACGAAATAATTAAAACAGAATACGACGAGCAAGTTGACTACGAATTCCTTGAAGCGATGGGGATCAAAGTGGTGAAGTACCAGCCATGGCAACTAGGGCTGACATACCCAGACCTCACAGGAAAGTTTCTGTGGTACCCAAAGAAAGGGACACTTATGTTCGAAGGTGAGTACGCGATGGTAAAGATTGGTGAAACCGGGGACTATTGTGCCGGACAATCATGTCCAGATGCAGACGCGACCGAAAAAGTATATAATCAAATTATCAAAAAAGTAAACGAACAACAATCATGACACTAGCAATAGCAATATATCTTTTTGGAGTCGTACTGTTTATTTTATTTAAAGTAATCGTATGGCTACAAGAAGCCGAGTAATAGATGATATGAGTACCTGCACAGTATGTAAACGAGAAGGGCAACTGAGACTGGATTTAAGATCCACGGCTGCATACTGCGGTACACATTACATCATGATAAAAGCCGCCGAGAGCAGAATGAAGAGCGACTTGGAGGTATACGCAGCTACCAAATGATATCCCCAGGGTTATGCACAAAATAGGTACTTGTGTCGACAGCGACATATAGTATACTAGTCGAAGGTTTAGATTCCTCAAAACAATCAAAATCTGACGGCGTAAGACCGTTACAAATCAAAAAAATAACAATCAAACAATTATATGGGATTAGACAATCGAGAGACGGGGAACTACATTACTATTTTAGAAGGCAAGTTTTGCATTCGAGTACCGCAAGGGACTGAAGGAGCGACCGCCCGAGTTAACAAACTAGGTAACACTGTACATGAAAAATACTACAGCGAATTCACAGGGAAGTTGGTCGGGATCAAAACCCAAGATTCGTCATATGGTAAGAACTGGATGTTTCAGTTCCAAGATAATGGAGAAATCTTTAATCTACAGTTATCGTATAGTAATTCTTTTGCGAAGAATATACTTAAAATGTTGCCGAACGTCGATTTAGACAAAGAGATGAAAGTGCAACCAGCACAAAAAATGGAGGATGGGAAAAAGAAATCATCACTATTTATTTCTCAAGATGGGGTGACACTGAAGCACGCATACACGAGAGAGAACCCCAACGGACTTCCACCAATGACTCAAGTGACAATTAAAGGGGTGCAGCAATGGGACGACACCGACCAGGTTAACTGGCTATACGCTATGGTAATGGAGCACATTGTGCCAAAATTGCCAGAGAAGCAACCTGTAGCGCAAGCCACAGCAGCTGATCAAGCAATGGAGGTAGAAGAGCAAGTTGGAGGAAGTGACGAAGTCGCGGACGAAGACGACTACTAATTAAATTCATATTTTATATGTCACCAGAACCACAAAACGACGATCAAAGGCTTGAAGAGGGGGTAACTACTCAATCAGAGCAGGGGGCTCCAGAAGAGACTCCAGAAGAGACTCCAGAAGAGACTCCAGAAGACGAGCAGACTCCAGCTGAATCAGTTGGATTGGCTCAATACCGCATCACAGGCATGGTTGACCAATTCGATGAGCAAGGAGTTATCCGTGGACAGTACGCAGCAGGGTCAATTCAGACGCTACCTGAAACTGTCGGAGATGCCGCAGTTGAAGCTGGGCAAGCAAGCAAGGTACAATAGAGGAACACTCATGAAAAACAATACTTCGACAACGACAATCCAGTCATACACACAACACAGAACGGATTTTCAGCAAAAAATGTTGCCTTGTCGAAGGGGCTTTCCATTTTAACTGAGAGTCCGTTTTGTTTTGTGTGTGTGACAATCAACTTTGATTAGTTGATCCCCGTTGAAATATTTTTAACTAATTGGTGTGGAGACTAATTAGCCATAAAAATATTTCACGGAGATCAGTTCATCAGAACTAGTTCCAAACAATCATGCCATTAAAAAACTATAAATTTCTAGATAGCTTTCCCGACCATGTATTTCGGTACCTGGACCAAACGGGTGAAGGTCGACCGCCAGTATCATCTGACGTTCGTCGTGACGACCTCAATAAGAAAATGGGGTATGAATCCTATTTCACAGTAAACGGATTCCAAGGATCACCTGATGCAAAAAAAGAAAGCTGTACGTCACTCAATGCTTTTTTTGTAGACATTGACGATCGGAAGGACGAAGCAGAGCTAGAGTTTATAAAAGACAAACTGTGCCCGACATTTATTCTTGAGACAGGTAACGGGTATCACTTGTACTGGGTACTTGACGAGCCAATTTACAAAGAAGAAGTAACCGCTGAAGAATGGCAGTTGGCTATTGCGCGGTGGGAGAGGATCGAGCAATCGGTTGTAAAAATACTCAAGGGCGATCCCGTGGTAAAAGATCTGACTCGAATTATGCGAATTCCAGGCACATACTACTGGAAAAAATCTGGCGATGCGTACAAGGGTGGGGTAAAAAACGCCCCGTTTAAAATCAAAGGGTTATTTAAACAACCATCTGCAACTTACTCAATGGACCAAGTCGAAGAGGTATTCCCGACTGAAGCGCAGCAGCTAGTCGCACCATTCCCGGAGACAGCCCAGGGTGAAAAGATGCAGAAATATGCAGATGCGGAACGCAAAGGGTTTTTCGACATGGTCAACAAGGCGTACCCAATTGAGGATCGACCGTCATTTCAAAAACTAATTTCTGGTGAAGCTGGGACATTACCACCGAACATCGCGTCACGTAATATGGCGTTGCTGATTGTGGCGACACAAATGCGGCAAGCGGGCTGGAAAAAAAAGGATGCGCTTGAGCACATCATGAAAGTTGGCTGGCACGGTATCGAGTCTGAGCGCAGCGGGCCTCAAGAGATTGCGAACACTATCAACTCAGCTTTTGAAGGTGATTACACATACTCGTACAAGAACGATGTGATTGCTTACAACATGAGCCCTGAAGAGCAGGTGAAGATCCAGATGGCATACACTGACGTTGCCAAAAAGAAAAAGGACACTGACAAAGTTCGGTTCAGTAACTACGAATACGAAATAGTGAGTCGGTACCCGCACCTCAAAAAGAATGAGATTGGGATCGTATTCAATTATTACGATGGTGTATATAAAATGCTATCCGACCAAGATTTGTCGGGGATCGTGCTCAATATGCTGCATGAAGATATGTTGTGGGGGTATAGAACCAAACGAAATGTGTCCGACAAAGTAGCGTGTCTCATTTCGATTATTCCCGACTTGGTACTAACTCCAGACAAGGGTGATTTCTTTAACGTGAAAAATGGACTACTACAACTATCGACAGGTGAACTGAAAGAACACACTCCAGACTTTGTAACTCTGATCCAGTCGCCAGTGGTGTTTGATCCAGCGGCAACCGCTCCAACGTGGGCAACGTGTGTGCAAGCGTGGATGGAAGGATCTGAAAGTGAAGAGAAGGCCAGGCTACTCCAGCAATTTGCGGGGTACTTACTGACGAGCTCAGTAGCATATGCAAAAGCCTTGTTTATTGTTGGTGATGGTGGAAATGGTAAATCAACTTTTATCGACACATTAGCGATGGTAATTGGTAAGCAAGCCACCTCTAACATTGACCTCGAAGGGTTGTACGGCCAATACGGGATGAAAGGGTTGATCGGGAAGCGCCTCAACATTATTGAAGAGGTTAGCGGTAACTACTATCAATCACACAAATTAAAGAAATTAGTAAGTGGTGAAGCAATGACTATTGATGTGAAGTTTAAAGATCAGCTCGATTTCCGACCTGAAGCCAAGTTTGTATTTTCAGTGAACACTATGCCGCGAGTAGACGACTCATCGAATGCTACCGAAAGACGTATGGCAGTGGTGCAGTTTGGAAATAACTTCCGAGACAATCCAGATATGGATCTCAGGTTTGGTGAAGGAACCTTGGCAAAAGAATTGTCAGGAATTTTGAACTGGATGGTCGCTGGGTTCAAAGACTTACAGAAAGAACGAAGGTTTGTAACCACGAGAGAGCAAGAAATTTCATTGGCTGAATACCGAGAAGAAAACTCTTCAGTGGATGGATTCATTGCATCATGCCTCGACTTTGACGAGACGAAGGTTTCTATGACCACCAAACTATATGGTGAGTATAAAGATTTCTGTATGCGCGACGGTCGGAAGTATAAGAGCAGCGTGGCATTTACCAAAGAACTCAAGGCGTATGGAAGACGTACTGGTAAATTCATCTACATCGAACGAACAAACGGTCACAATCCTGGTTTTTTCAAAGGGGTCGATGTGGCCAGTAGTTGGGCTGACGTTAACTTCGAAGACACCACCCCCCGAGTTGACCTGAACCGCGTGTCACATTATCCGCAAGATTTAGACTTCTAATATGGAATATCAAATTGATTACACAGTAATAGATTGGCCTCAAAAATATCCGGGGATTAACTTCTACGATATACAGAAGGAAATTATTATTGAGAATAAACAGACAACAGGAGTGTTCCTCGGTACTGGAGTCGGTAAGACTTTGACGTGTCTGGTGCTTGGTGAAGGTCGTATATTGGTAGTGTGCCCAAAGCAGCAAAAACTTGATGAGACGTGGCAAAAGAACAACAACAAATTCAACTTGGACCAAAATCTCACAGTTATGTCAAAAGAAGAGTTCCGCAGGGACTGGGATTCAATCGAAGGTTTCGATACTGTTATATTCGACGAAGCTCACAATATGCTAGGTGTATTGCCAGAAACCAGGCAACGGAATCGGATTCAGATACCAAAAGCGTCACAGATGTTTGAAGCAGCCTATCAGTACCTGCAAAAACACCCTCCTAAGCGATTTTACATGGCTACAGCTACTCCAAGCAGTAAACCAATGAATGCGTGGGCTATAGCGAAGCTACAGGGCAAAAACTGGGACTTTTTTAAGTTCCGAGAGACGTTTTATTTCCGAACCATGATGGGTCGACGACAAGTGTGGCTACCTCGAAAAGATGAGGTGACCAGGCAGCGATTGGCGCTGGCGGTACAAAAAATGGGGTATACAGGCGGGCTGTCTGATTTTATGGATGTACCTGAGCAAACTCATATTGATGTAAAAATTGATTTGTCAGCTGAGCAAAAAAAAGCGATCAAAAAACTTAACGAAGAAGAAGCCGATCCGTTAGTGAAACGATCACGGATGCGCACGATCGAGAACGGGATTTTGTACGGAAAAGAAGTGGAAGCCGTATCAGAAAAAGAGGACAAGATGATTAAATCAACGACGTTTTTTAAGAACGGTAAAATTGACTACATCATCGAAAGGTCAGAAGAGTTCAAAAAGATATTTGTGTTTGCGGCTTACACCGCGCAAGTGGAAGCAATTCGAGAAGCGTTGATGAAAAGTAAATACCCGGCTGAGAAGATAAAAATAGTGACTGGTCAAACAAAAGATCGGGGTACAGTGTTTGATGAGATGGAGAAAGCTGACTCAGGGATCATTATTGTAGCAGCACAGATTTGTGAAGGGTACCGAGTACCGTCAGCCCCGTGTATGATTTTTGCGTCAAAAAGCAACCGCTACGTTCACTATGAGCAGGGAAAAGGAAGGATTCTTGATGGTCAACACCTCAAGAAAAACCTCTACATCCACCTTGTCGTTCCAGAAGGGGCGGATGCTGATTGTCATAACTCGATTATGTCGGGCCAGGACTTTCAGGAAAAATTATCAGTATTATAAATTAAATAGAATAATATGAAAAACCTAAAAGTGCGACTTAAACAAGATGGATTGATATGAAAAACTTATTAGAGCTACTGCTGACGCTTGTTGTAGCAGTCGGCATGTTTACAGGCTTATTCCTGTTTATAGCTGGTATTGCTCTAGCAGTAGCCTCCCCACTTATCTTAATAATCTGGTTAATTCTACAAGCGATATGAAAATAAAGTTTGAAAAACCATTAGCACAACAAAAAGCTGTAAGGTTATACAAAGAAGATGCCCAGCTTGTAGAAAAAATTGCTTTAGATGAAGGGATCGAACAAACAGGCGTTATTAGAGATTTAGTGCGAGCGGCATTAGAAGAATATAGAAAATGTAACCAGATAGTAAATAATTAGTATGAAAAATAAACTAAAACTTTTTAGGGGGTACATCAGAATGTTTTGGGGAGAATGTCCACAATCATTAGAGTAGTTAGATATTAAGATATGACAACCCCACCAACCCCACCAACCCCACCAACCCCACCAACCCCACCAACCCCACCAATCCCACCAACCATTGAACAAATAGAAAACCAAAACCAAAATATTTGGGCATGGACAATTCCGTCTAATT